AGCAAGGATATTTAGATAACGAAATGGTAACGATTCTGCATCGTCTATGTGGTCGTCAATCGACCGCGCTAGGTCGTTATCTAGGTCGTCCATAGCGCTTGCCTGAGACTACAAATGTCCCATCCTTCTCAAAATAGATAAGATCAACTTGAACATTCTTTCCGTCTACATACATGATGCCGAAAGCCTGTTGCCAGTTAGCCGATCCCTTTGTGTAGCTTGCCTTAGAAAAGTCCATTAGATTGCCAACTTCTACACCATGCAGGATACGCCCTATTCGGCCCCCTGAGGCCTCTGAGAAGGACGAACGCCCTGCCCTGTGAGTATGCCCTGAGATGACGCTCTTGCCGTGTCTACGGGCCGCCTCAAGGGCTGAGAGACCCCCTTGTGACTTGATAGGGGTGTGATCCCCATGAACTGCAATCCAGTTAGGCGCGATGTTATATGGCTTTTTATGAAACGTGATTCCAAGCTCATCGAATCGCATGAACTTCTCGAAGCGTAACTCAGGCAAGGATAGGAATGAGGGAATTTTCCTCATGATCTGATTGTAAAGGCGGTCTGTGTGGTTAGACCTTATGGTCTGCGTGACCTGTAGATCGTAAAGGACTTGAACAGCTTCATCGCGATCATCTCCAAGAGTCTGCTCATAAGCCTCGGGCGTCCCTTCTGACCACTTGCTGATCGTGTTGAAATCAATTTCATCGCCGATCGTGACTACTTCGTGCGGTTTGAACTTACTGATAAAGCTGGCTAGATTCTTAACTGCGTGTCTATCGTGGAAGGGAACCTGTAGGTCGCTCACTATGACAATGCGCTTCATTAATCCTCGTCGTCGTCCTCGTAGGGTAGGCGATCCACTCGGTCAGGGATCGATGGCAAGATCCAGTCAGGATAGGCATCTTTGTCAGATATGATCGCTAAAGATATATCCACTGCAAAGCCTGCACGGCGTAAAGCCCGATACATTTCATGCAGGCTAATAGCCCATTGGTCTAGACGTGAGTAAGTATCGAGATCGATTACTTTCTTTCTTGCCATGTCGAAAATTATCGCTCTAGAAGTATGTTGTAGATCTCATCGACACGCGCATGAAGGCGCTTAATTTCGGACAGCAAGTGAGTGATGACGAAACCTGAAAGGCCACCAACTACTGCAAGGCTAGCAAAGTAAAGGGTAAAGAAGTCGGTCTGTGTCACTTCTTATTTACACCAAAGGATGCGTCATTTGGATTAAGCCAACGCAAAATGACAGGTGCTAGTGCTGCGCCACCGGCCATTGCTAATGTCTTAGGATCTGTTACTCCTGCCATATATAGCGCCAATGCAGCTGCTAAGAATGATCGAGCCCATGATGCTGCTAGTGATTTTGCCTGTTCCATTATTTGTCTCCTAGTAACGGGATATGAAAGAAAGAGCTGTCCGTATCGCCTTGCTTAGTGAAAGAGATATGGCAATGATGATTATGCGGATTGCTCCCAGTGTACTTTCGCCAGCGCCAGCCCATGCGAGACGATGCAATTCGTCCGTCGAAGATGATGTAGGCAATTCGCTTTTCGCCTGCCTTTGCCGCGAGTCGAAGCTGATCTGCAATATCGGGCATGAGATCGGGCTTGCCTGACTTATGAACATCTCGATCGACATCGATGGCGCGAACCACCCCTGTCGCTGGATCAGGATTGTGGTCAGAAGGACGCGCTGAATGACGGAGATCGCCGATCCAGCCATCGGAACGCCTATCTCTATCCTCATACGTGTCGTCGAACTGAAGTCGAAGCTGTTGCCCTGCCTTGCATAAGACTGGTTTCATCCCAGTAGTAGAGCCGCTTCATCGGCTGTAATACCTAGACGAGTAAGTAGTGCAGCCTTATCGATTGCGCGTTGAGCCGCAACCGCATCATCTTCGGCTTTCTTCTCAGCCGCTAACTCAGCCTGATAGGCAAGCTCGGCCACTTCTGAGTCTGTCAGCTCGATCTCTAAGACCTCGCCTGTAGTGCAGTTTACTTCGATTCGTGTTGGATTAGGCATTTGATACTCCATAGAGGTAGGCGGTTGAATATTGGACAATAGTTCCAATGCAAGATAATGAAAGAGAAGTAATTGCCGAATTGCTACTCTGTAGTAGTGCGTTCAAAGTGGCAATAGCTTCGGTCGCATTATTTTCAGATACACCATCGGCTGAGATTGATTTGAATGTGGTAGTACTTGCGTAGTTTGTAATGTAGATTGTCATATTGCTAAAGGTGCTAGCCGTATAACCAGTATGGTCTGCGTTTCCGACTGTTGCTCCAACGCCCGTTGAGATAGGGCTACCGCTTCCCGTACCCAATAACCGACGGCCTGAAAGATTTGCAGTAGATCCATTGACCGAGAGAACAACTGAACTATCAGAAGTGTTATTCTCGCGAAGGCTTGCCACTAAGACTAAATCTGTGTACGTGCTAGGAATAGATGTAAAGTCAATCGAAGCCTGACCACCTGATCCGACTACCACCGCTGATCCGATTTGAGTAAATGTAGGCATTAGGCCGCCTTTATTCCATAGAGAGTGAAGGTAGAACCAGCAGTGAATGAGCTCGTATTTGTAAATAAAGTGATTGAGGTAATCGCCGAAGTTGAACGCCAAAGAGCAACGTTAGCAGATAATTCTTTTTCTGCAGAGCTGACACGATGAAGTATAGTTTTATTAGTCGTGGTGTTAGCATAGTTCATCACATTGAGAATAGAAATATTGCCATTTGTTGATGTACCGACCGAGAAATACTCTCCGACGTAGGTGGCATTAGATGAGCGGCCTGAACCTGCACTTGATCCGTTACCTAGTAAGTAAGTGTTAGAGTAGTTCGATCCAGTATCGCCGTTCACTTGGAATCTTACGTCTAGATTTGCAGTCGTAGTGGTGTAATTGGCAATAAGAACTAGATCAGTATAAGTCGCAGGAATTGTGGAGAAGGTGAGAGAGCCAGTAGCGCTGCCTAGTGTCTTCGCTTCGATCTTGTCATAAGTTGCAGTTGGCATTATTACCCCTTAATTCCATAGAGTGCAAGGGTTGTGTTAGTAGCCCAATTACCGGCGGCGGTAATAAAACTAATGGAAGTAATGGCCGAGGTACTGCGCCAGTTGCCAGATGCCAAGTTAATGGAACCTGTGCTTGTATTACTGTCGAACCCGTTTAACCATCTAGTAGTTTTATATTTATTTGTGTTTGCATAGTCTAAAATGTCAATTATTGCCCCACCCCAAATGTTAGTAAAGTTATTTGCTGGCGTGCCATAGGCGGTAATTGAAGTCTGAGAAGCCGCGCCTGATGCGTTTGCGCCTGACCCGTTACCATAAAGTGAGTGATAAGAATAGTTAGAACCCGTGTCACCATTAAATCTCATATATGTCGGATCATCATAAGCTCCGCCATTTGTATTTTTGAGAATACCGCGAATCTGCAAGTGTTTATAGGTTCCCGGGATAGAGCTAAAAGTAATAGTGCCACTAGATCCGGTCCCGTTGGCCGTAGCTATCGACTCATAGGAGTTGGTCGAGGCGGCTACGCCTGCATCCAATAGCCCCACAATGTTGTTAAGCATTATCCAATGGCTCCGACAATGTACCAAGTATCTGTACCAGTTTTAATGCAAGCCGCTGACTTATATTGAGCAAGGGTAGGGGCGGCCGCTACTGCGCCAGCTGAAAGGACTGTAGTGGTGCCTGAGGTGACAGCTGAGATTGTGCAGACTCCGACGCCTTCATTAAGAATTGTGATGACAGAACCGACAGGGATAGCCGCCGTAGCGTTGGTAGGGATCTTGAGGGCGATCGCAGTTGCCTTGTTCATAGGGACTAGGACTTGATAAGAGTCGGCGACAGTTAGCGTGTAGTCGGCTGTCTGATCTGCCTTGATCTCGAAGGTGACTAGGCCGTTATAGTCTGCCGCCGTAAAGATGTCGCCTGTCGTTGCTGGAAAGCCTGTAGCCATTGTTTTCTCCTAGTATCCCATAATGGACGTGCCCATTATACCCGATGTTGTTGACCCGATGATGAAACCCTCAACTATAGGCTCAAGTGTTGTTACTGTGCATTTCATACTGTTAGGGGTTATGTCCCATGCTACTT